CGAGTTTTTTGAAGCAGTTTTTAGCAACAAATATGACTTTGTTTTGTATGGTGGTGCGATTCGCTGACGTGGTGGAAAAACATTTGCTGGATTGGGCGCAATATTTTTGTTGTGTAAAGTTTACCCGGGTTCGCGTTGGGCAGTTGTCCGAAAGGATTTGCCTACATTGAAACGAAACACAATACCGTCATTCAATAAAATAAAACCCGATAAATTTATAAAATCGTACAATCAGGAAACGCAAGTTGTGACATGTGAAAACGGATCGCAAATAATATTTTTTTCCGAAAATTACGACACCGACAAAGATTTGAACCGTTGGAAAGGGTTAGAGGTAAACGGGTTTTTGTTGGAAGAAATTAACGAGTTAAACGAAAAATCGTTTTATAAAGCATTGGAACGCGCCGGCAGTTACATTATTCCCAAATCAATAACAAATCCAAATCCAAAACAACCGCCTAAAAAAATAATGGGTACATGTAACCCGGCAAAAAATTGGGTTCGCGACATGTTTTATTATCCGTACACAAAAGGCGAATTGAACGAACGTTGGTTGTATATTCCGTCGCGAATATTTGACAATCCGCACATTCCAAAAGATTACATTGACAGTTTGCGCGATTTGCCGAAATATGAATATGAAGTTTATGTTTTGGGCAATTGGGACATTGAATTGCGCACCGGTGGCGAATTTTATAAATGTTTCAGCGCAGACAAACACGTTAAGCAATGCAAATACAATCCAAACATTCCGTTACACATTTCATTTGACGAAAACGTAAAACCATACATAACCGCAACCGTTTATCAGATAGCCGGAAAATCAATCAAACAAATACATGAATTTTGTTTGGAAACACCGAACAACACCGTTGAAATATTATGTCAGACAATCGAACGGGAATATTTTGAACACGCGTCCGGGGTTTTTGTTTATGGCGACGCAACAAGTCGTAAAAGCGATACCAAATTGGAAAAGGGACAGAATTTTTTCACATTGATTTTACACTATTTGCGGAAATATAAACCGCAATTGCGCGTTCCCATGTCAAACCCGTCCGTTGTTATGCGTGGGCGTTTTATCAACCATATTTTTGACAAAGAATTTACCGGGATAACTTTTGAATTAGATGAAAGTTGCAAAAATTCAATTCGCGATTTTAACAATTTACAAGAAGACGCAGACGGGACAAAGAAAAAGGAAAAGGAATCAATTAACGGCGTGACATTTGAAAAGTACGGGCATTGTTTTGTTGGAGAAACATTAATAAAAACAATTTGCGGTTATAAAAGAATAGATGAAATATCTATAAATGATTTAGTATTAACAAGAAAAGGATATAAAAAAGTAATAAAAGTATATAATAATGGCTACAAAAAAGTAAACACTTATAAAATAGGTAAAAACATAATCACATGTACTCCAAATCATAAAATATGGGAAAAAAATAATGATTTTACGCCTATTAGTCAGATACAAAAGGGTATTTTTTGTATATTTGATGATATAAAAAATATAATATGCGAGAAACAATTATTTATAACGGAAGTAAATTCCACAGGTATCCAAACAAAAAAGGAAGTGAATCAAGATATTTTAGTGGATGGGCAATTATTAATGGAGAAAGAAAAAAAACAAGGCTACATATTTATAAATACATTACTGAAATTGGTGAAATACCTAAAAAACATCATATTCATCATATTGATGGAAATCATCTTAACAATAATATTAATAATCTTGAATGTATTTCTTCAATTGAACATCATAAGTTACATTATAATCAAAAAACAGATTTTGAAAAAAATGAATGTAATAAAAGACTTGAAAAATATGCAAGACCAAAAGCAATTGAATGGCATAAATCAGAAAAAGGTTTGGAATGGCATAAATTACATGTTAAAAACACATTGTTTTATAATACAGAAATTGAAAAAGAATGTATTAATTGCAATGAGATTTTTAAAACAACATTCAAGATTCATAAAATATGTACTTCAAAATGCAAAAACAAATATAACGCAAGAAAATACAGAGAAAGATTTAAAAATGGTTTATGATATTCAAGTAGAAGATTATCATGAATATTTTGCAAATAATATTTTAGTACATAATTGTTCCGATACATTTGACTATTTGGTTTGTATGGCATTTGCAAACGATTATTTGACATACCAAAAGGGAACGGACGCGATCATTGCAACGGTTGGAAAAAACAAACATTCAAAACATGGTTATTGACGTTTTTCATATAGTAAAAAAATAGTAATTTCAACAAATCAAATTAATTTCGTTGATTATGGGTTATTTACGATTACAAGACTATTACAATTTCCGCATTCAGGAACAGCAATTGACACAGATAACGCAAAGCAATGATTTTGTTCGTTTAGCGTGTGAATTAGAAAGCCGGGCGGAAATGATTTCTTATTTGGTTCAACGATACGACATTGACGACGAATTTCAGGAAATAAAATCATTTGTAAACAACGGAAGATACAACGCCAACGATTTAATCGAATTAACGGCGACAGCATATAGCAGCACCGCAACATATACATTAAACAGTACATGTTTAAACAACGGGAACGTTTATGTTTGCACAACAGCAATTACAACACCGGAAACGTTCAACCCGACAAAATGGCAATTGGTAGGCGCAAACAATGCGTTGTATTACGTTCAATCGCCTTATCCGCGTTATTCATACAGCACACAATACAAAAAAGGCGACATTGTGTTTTACAAAAATTATGTTTATCAATGTTTGACAGACGTTAAAAACGTTATGCCGACAGACGTAAACATTGCGTCAAAATATTGGTCAAATGGGGTAAGTTATTCGTTTACGGGATATAATTGTTATCAAAATCCATTAGATTTTACATCATGGAATACAAGTGTAATTTATGGTGAATTAGAAATTGTTAATTACAATCAGCAATTATATTATTGTGTAAAAGACAATGTTTTGAATGTTGTTCCCGGAACAGACATAAATTCATGGCTGCCGATTACATGGATTAAAGGCGACAATCGAAGCCAACAATTAGTCGCGTTTTTGATTGACATTGTTTTGTACAAAATACATATGAGAATTGCGCCAAACAACATTCCGCAATTACGAAAAGACAATTACGTGTATTGTTTGGATTGGTTAAAAGAAGCCGGCGGACAAAATAACGCAATTACGGCAAACATTCCGTTGTTGCAGCCAAAACAAGGCGCGCGCATTCGTTGGGGTTCAAATCCAAAAAATTATAACAATTATTAATCAATGGGAATAATTAAAGACATTCGCAATTATTGGTTTCCGGTAACGCAACCATTAGTCGGAAGCGACGCGGGAATTACACGCGCAGAAGATCCGAAACACGTTGACAGATACATTGCGCGCGTTCAATTGCAAAGAATGCGTCAGGACGTTATAACATGGCGTTCAGCAATCAACGAAGCCGAATTAGCATATTATCCGCACCGGGTAAAAATGCAACAATTGTACAACGATACTGTTTTGAATGGACACGTTCACGCGTGTATGGAAAAACGCAAGTCGTTGACAATAATGAAAAAATGGGAATTGGTTGACGAAAACGGCGACATTGACGAATATTGGACAAGTAAGTTTCAAGGCGAATGGATCAACACATTGATAAATTACGCGTTGGATTCCATTTTTTACGGTTATTCATTAATAAATTTCGGCGGAATTTCAGACGACAAATTGAACGATATTCGTTTGATTAAAAGACATAACATTTCGCCGGACAGAATGCAAGTTGTTTCGTATGTTTATTCATTAAACGGGATTCAATTTGAAACGGACCAAAAATTTAAAGATTGGTTGATTTACATTCCAACGCCAACAGAAAACGGAATTTCACGTTGCGGGTATGGTTTGTTATACCGAATTGGATATTACGAAATAATGTTGCGCAACGTCATGGGTTACAATGGCGATTTTGTCGAATTGTATTCACAGCCGTTCAGATACGCGAAAACATTTAAAACCCAAGACGATGAAAGGGGCGAAGTTGAAAACATGTTGCAAAATATGGGTTCGTCAGGTTGGGGGATTTTTGATCCAAACGACGAAATTGGATTTTTGGAAACAAGTTCAGCCGGGACGGGTTACAAAGGGTATGAATCATTGGAACAACGTTGCGAAGCCAAAATTTCAAAGATTGTTTTAGGACATGCAGACGCATTGGACAGCACACCGGGAAAATTGGGCGAAAATACAGCAGTAACGGAAGCGTTGGAAGTCATTGAAAAAAAGGACAATGATTTTATTACAAATTTTATGAATGATTTGTTATTGCCAAAAATGCGATTGCATGGCGTGGCGATTCCTGAAAATATTAAATTCCAATTTTGCAACGATAAAGAACGCGAACAAGGTCAAATCAAAGAAAACGAAATTAACAAACAAATTGTTGACATTGTCAAAATATTGCATGATTCCGGCTTAAAAGTTGACGCAAAACAAGTTGAAGACATGACGGGTTTTAAATTATCAGAAGTTGAAAGCCCAAATTTAACAAGTCAATCATTGCCAAAAGAAGTACAAAACAAGTTAGAGGAACTTTACAAGAATGTTTGAGGATTACGATAGAAACAAACTTTTTGAACTCATTTATTCGGGTATTATAAACTTATTCAACCTACCTAAGCAATTAACAAAAAAGACATTCGACCATTTATTTGACGGGTTAAAAGACGGCTTAGGGGTTGAATATGATTTTAACGATAAAGTGTTAATTAAGGAATTAACTAACAACCTTTATTTATTTTCAGGAGCAAAAACAGCCGTTCAAGTAGCCGACATGATTGGTACAATGATTGATGAAAACGGCAAACTATTATCATTCTCAAAATTCAAGAAAATAGCGGATTCAAAATTTAATCAATACAATGTTGATTGGTTGAAAGCCGAATACAACACCGCAGTAGGTCAGGGGCAAATGGTGTCAAAATGGACAGAATTTGTCCAAAATACAGAACAGTTTCCCATGCTTCAATATGATGCAGTTTTGGACGGTAGAACGTCAGCAATATGCAGACCATTGGACGGGATAATTTTACCCGTTAACGACCCATTTTGGAAACAATACAGTCCATTAAATCATTTTAATTGTCGTTGTCAGTTGATTCGGTTGTCAGTTTATGACGAGCCAAAAAAGACAAGAAAAACAAAATTAGAAAAGGCAAGTAAGGAAGCGCAAAAAAGCGTGTCAGATGAATTTAAAATGAATCCTTATTATGATAGGGTGGTATTTTCCAAAAAACATCCTTACTTTGCAGAATCGGAACAATTATATAAGAAAAATCAAAGTAAATGAAACAACCATTATTGAACAACAAGTTTGTTTTTGAATTAGAAAACAGAATTGAGGGCGAATTGACAGCCGAATTAATGTACCGTCAATTGTCGGCACAAATGCAACAAATCGGGTATTTTGGCGCAGCAAAGTTTTTTCTAAATGAAGCGAACACCGAAGTTGGACATTATCAACGATTAATTGATTTTTGCAACGATTTGGGCGTATTGCCAAACATTACCGGGGCGGCGCGTTCAATGGGTACAATTGAAACGTTTTACGACGCATTCAAAACAGCATACAACGCAGAATTGAATTTATTAAATGAGTACAAAAAATTGTCCGACATGGCATGTAATGAAGATCATGCGGTTTTTGTTATTAGTCAAGAATTTGTCGCGGAACAGATTAAAAGCGTCGGCGAATACGGCGATTTGTTGGCAACAATAAGTTTGACAAAAGACAACGCAGCCGGGTTGTTACAAATTGATCATGAATTAAGCGAAAATGAGTAATAAAATACATACGGAATGGCAAAGCACCGGCAACAGCGTTGTTGACATGGTGGCGTCAGCGGTTTCACATTATCGCAAAATAATGAAGCCGTTGAAAACAATTCGTTTACATGCAATGTTTTATTCCAATTTTGAATTTTGGGTTTCTAAACAAATGCCGGAAGAACAATTTTTGGAAGCGCGTGAACATGGTTTTCAATTTGACGGGGTTAATGTAGAAATAGCACACAAATTCCAAACGTCAAATATGGCGTTTGAGTTTTACGATAGCAATGGCGAATAAATTCGATTTGAACAAAGTATTGAAAAATTTTGAACAAGTCAAACGGCAGTTGCCGGACGAAATGGCGAATTTGTCATTACGATTTTTTCAAAATAGTTTCCGAATTAGCGGTTGGAATGACGGCGGAATTTCGCCATGGCGTCAACGCAAACGTCCCGATCCAAAAGGGCGTAAAATATTAGTTGTTCGCGGAAATTTAAAACGTTCGGTTCAGATTAAAAGCAAAACATTTGAACGAATTGTTATTGGTTCTTATTTGCCATATTCAGAGGTACACAACGAGGGGTTCACGGGCGTTCAACAAGTTGGAACATACAAACGACGCGACGGCGCAACAGTAAAGGCACATTCGCGACGCATGACAATTCCGAAACGTCAATTCATGGGCGAATCGCGAACATTGAAACAGCAACAAATTGACAGAATATTAAAAATGATTGACAAAGCATTTCAATAATGAACATTGAATTTTTTACAGAAATAAAAAACCGGTTAAATGACGTATTGCCAAATTTGTACGTTAGATTGTGGCGTAATCAATTTGCCGAATTGGAAAACGGCGACAATTATTCGTTTCCGTTCCCTTGCTGTTTTATCGAATTTATTTCAGATTATGACATTAAAACGTTGGGAAATGGCGTCCAAGTATATGAACCGATGACGGTTCGTTTGCACATTGGTTCGTTTGAACCCGATAACGGATTTGGAACGTTGGACGAAAACACAAACATAATGTTATTAAAACAACAGATTTTTACTACATTACAAAAGTGGCAATCAACAAAAAGCGGTATTTTTAACCGTAATAACGAAATTATGCACACCGAACATGATCAAGTCAGCGTTTGGGTTCAGGATTACAAATGCGTTTTAATTGACGACACAATGCGCGAACCGATTAATGGAATAGTAAAAGACGCACCGACAGATTTGGGCGTTGAAAATGCGGGAAATATTGTCGAAAACGCAGTTTTATTGAATAATGGGGACGAATTAACAACAGAAAACAACATTCCATTAACAAACGAATAAATGGCACAAACAACAACAAGCGAACAGCCAACGGCGACAAATAATTTAACAATCAATGATTATTTGTTGGTTTCCGTTGATAATGGCGACGACACGTTTACGAGTAAAAAAATAGCCAAAAATAGAATTTTAGGTTATCGCGTTTATTCGGCATTGTTGACGCAAACAAACGATTTAGCACCGACAGCAATTGTATTACAAAATGAATTGAACAACACTATTTCATTAGCAAGGGACGACAAAGGAAGTTATTCGTTGACAACACCAACAAATACATTTACAACAAACAAAACATTTGTTTTAATAGGTACGGCAAACGCAACAACAGCACCGAGCATTGACACCAAAATATTGGTTTCATTAGAAAATCAGACACAAATACGAATTACAACAGTTTCGGCGTCGTCAACAGAGGACGGCTGTTTGAATAATACAGCAATTGAAATACGCGTTTATAATTAAGTCATGGCAAGGTCAATTTCAGAAATAAAAGCGCAAATGATAACGGCAAAAAATGCCGAAACATCATTGTCTGGGTTGGATTCAACAAGCCAAACAGCAATTTGGAATTTGTGGATATATATTCAAGCGGTTGCAATCAATTTGTTTGAACAAATTTTAGATGTGTTTAAGTCAGACGTTGAAACGCAAGTATCAAAAGCAATTCCGCAAACGGCAGCATGGTTGCAACAAAAAGCATTTGAATTTCAATATAGCACAACAACACCGCAAGAATTAACATATACAGCGGATTGGACATTGGAATATCCAACAATTAATCCCGATTTGCAAATAATTACACGTTGCTCCGTAACAACAGGAAACAATAAAACTGTTCAAATCAAAGTAGCCAAAGGAACAACACCCGAAAAATTGGACACGTCGGAATTAGATGCTGCAAAATCATACTTTCGATTATTAGGAAACGCGGGGGTTTATTACAGTGTAATAACCGCAGACGGTGATTTTATTGAAATTGATGCAGACATATATTACAATGGATTGTACCAACCAACGATTCAGCAAAATGTAATTGATTCAATTCTTAATTATTTGGCTACAATTCCATTTGACGGAAAAGTTTATGTTGCAGGAATTGAAGATGCAATTCAATCGGTTCAGGGCGTTGTTGACGTTAAATTAAACAACATTTACGTTCGTGTTGCTTCAACGAGTTATTCAAGTAAAAGCACGTTATACAGTTTATCGAATGGAATAAACGGATTGAAATATCAACCATTTTCAGGCTATATGGTAGAAGAATCCACAACAAGCCATACATTTGCAGATACACTTAATTTCTTTGTTGTATAATGTTCTCATACGTCATAAACTTTTTCAATCTGTGGAACAATTTACTTCCAAACAATAAACGTTTTGAAACATTCAAAGCGTGGGGAAAAGTATTAATGACACCATTGGATTATTTGCAGATTAACACTTTTAATTATTGGACTTACAATGAATTTCAAACAATTGGAACGTCTGTTTTTTGGAATAGTTCAGACACGTATAATGTTGGAGATTATGTTGTGGGATTAGACAACTCATTGTATTTGTGTATTCAAAATACAGCATCAGGGGATTTACCAACAAATACCGACTACTTCACTAAAATAAACAATGATTTTATCGGCGTATTTGCGCAATTAAGATATGATTCACGAATTGGAATGTTTGAAAAAGCGTTAAACGTTGCGTTAGGTTATGCAACAACTTTGCCAAATCCTCCATTTCAAGATACATTGAACACAAACGATAGACCGACTGTTTACATTGATACAAACGAAATAAATGCAGATATATTTTTGGTGGGAATAGATGCGACAGATACAGTATTGGTTTCTCTCAATTCATTTGATGCGGATGTGTATGTAGGTTTGCCGCCTGATTCATACAATCAAAATTCATTTACCATTTATTACGATAGTACACTTGTCCCAATTGATTACACAACAACGGAATGGGAGAATAAAATCAAAGCAATTGCCGATACAATTAATTTGGCAGGATTGCAATATAACATTGAATCATATTAAAATTAAAATACAATGAAAAGAGTTTTATCGGGTTATATAACAGCAAACGCAAAACAACCATTTGTAAAAGCAACATTTGAGCAATACGAAGGCGCATTTTTTCAAATATCGTCAATAATGTCATCTACATTTTTTGGACAAAATGACATAGGTCCTGTATTATTGTATGGTTGCAAATCAACTTATTCGGGTGGAGTTTTATCAATTGAAGCAGGGGCTATTTACTTTGATGGTGAATTGTTTTATGTAAAACCTTTTAGTTTAACAACGGGAAGTGTTCCGACTTTATATCCTGTTAATTCCCCAACATATTCATCAAGTGATCCAATTTTGTTTTCGGACGGAAACACTCACAATGTTCATGTAAATAATGATTTAGAATGGTCAACAACAGAGGGATTAATTGAATTTGATTATAACACAATTTATAATTTATTAAATGTTTGTCGTGGTTGGCAAACACATACTTTGAGCGTTTCAGATTTAACACCTTCAACAGGAACTGTAAGTTTGACAAATGCCACAAAAAAAGAATTGAATTATTTAGTCAATTTTCAAACTAAAACTATTGACATTGATATAAATATTCAAGGAGCAGATTTTTCAGCAAACAATATTGCTCATTTGGATATTAGTTACACTGATTTGAATATTGGTATTGCAGCAGCACGAACAAAAGACTTTGTTTCAATGGGTCAGTTTATTAATACCGGAAATCAAACGTCATACAATACAAATGCAGTTATTCAAGCCGTAGCAGGAAATAAAAAGTTAAGACTTACAAAATACAACGCAACTGATTTTGACACAACAGGAACGGACAATTGCGGTTTTCGTGGTCAGATAACAATCAATCTTGCTTAAAAGAATTTCGGGTATTTCCGTTCGGTTTCAGTCATTCCGTCATAAACTTTGATTAATTGTTGGCGGTCGTGTTCCGACATTTTCGCGAATATTTCCTGGACAGCAATTTCAAGTATTTCAGATTTTGAACGTCGTTGAATAAAACAGTAAGCCGTTAGCATTTTATTGTCATTTGGACGTAAATACGTGGAGATTTCTTTTTTGAATTTAGTCATGTTTTTTA